CGCCAGACCCTGATAACGCAAGACATCATCATCTCTATCCAGATACGACATCCACAACCTTGCGCCAGATGGTGCAGTCCACTGCATCTTTCTCTCTGACCATTTAATACCGGGCCAGATTTTTGGGTACAACTCCTGCGATTTAAATACAAGTTCTCTTAGTTCTTCTGTTGTATGTCGCAGTAGCAATCCACTAAATGCAGGATGCCCCATATAACGTAGTGGGTCTGACAGCATGGCGTAACTCTTGCCACCACCAGCACTGCCACCATATAATACTTCACGTTCTGATGCAGCTAGAAAGTCCGTCTGTGGCCCATCGTTAGGTTTAAATAGTACGTTAGCATGTTCTGCTACAGAAGTATCATACTCTGTAGCTGCTACTTCTTCTATACTAACCGTTTGCTTTGGCTGCGCCTGTTCTTTCTTCTTGGAGTATTTTCGCTTTGGCGATTGCCGTTTCCGCATACTCTGCCCACTTGATGAGGCTTTTAGCTTGGTTCTTACGCTGTCGCTCATTCAGTAACCGTTTCCTTAATCCTACGTGTGAGATAGACCTGCCTGTATTTGTACTAAGCCAGTTAGCTACTTCACGATAACTATATTGATTTACGTGGCTACGTGCCTTCTCTAGTAAATCTAACTCTGTTGGTATTGGGTCAAGAATGTCGGGGTCTTCTTCATTTTGTTTGTAACCGAAAGGTACAGTCCTAGCAATGCGAGGTATCTGCACCCATTCGTTTTCTTCTTTAATATCTGTTGGCTGTGGCAGCTTCCACTTGCCTATGCTTCTACTCATCGTCTTCCACAATAGCTTTAGGTGGCATGAGCATAACACCGCCTGATGCCTCTACTTGCATCTTCTCTGTCTTCACCAGACCTACACGGTCAAGCAGTTCTTTGGCAGCACCCATCTTATCACGTATGCCTAACTCTGTTGGGTCATACAACGCACCTGTCATCGCCATCGCCGCTTTCGGCGCATTACGTGCCATATACATTTGAGTCGCCTCAAGTATCTCTTCTTTAAGACCTTTAACAATTTCTGCAGTACTAGAAGTGTCAGCATATCCCGCCAGTTTCTTTGCTTGCAACATATCACCACCCGCTTCTTCAAACAGGACATTGAGCAGTGCTTGTTGTTTTTCTGTAAGTTGTCTAGCCACTAAACTCTCCATGATGCATTGCGTGGGCTAATTTTGTACTACGCGATTTTACCTGAACTGCCCACCTGCTGTCAAGCATTTCTTTTGCTGCAGTAGGATAATCATCGTTTTCAATAGCATTCCACATATTTTTAAATTTACACAGACGTGGCACACCCATATTAAATGCCATGTCCATGACTACAAGTTGACGTACAGCGTCTAGCTTGTTAACGCAAGGGTGCGCCCGAACAAGTTCTTCCTCAACGATCTGTACGTCATTCCCTGCTAGATACATAGCATCAGCTTCAGAGATACCGTGTTCATAGATAATATCCATATTAGGAATATCCATCCACTCCAGTTCCTCATCCGTAATGCCACGGTCTTCTAGGTTACGTCCAATACCTACGGTATCAATTCCTAGTGTATCTTTATACACTTGAAGGCGTAGACCCTCATGTTTAATTAGTTTTTCAATAAAATCTTCTCTACGATATTTCATTTCTCATGCCCCATCCATACCGCAAATGCACCTGTCATGGCCCCCGTGACTACACTCACCAGTGCTGCTTGTTGACTTGTTGGGTCTGGCAGTGTCATAAACCACTCCACTACCCGCCAAGCGGATAAGGACATCCCAAGCATCATCAGACGTGGTAGTATCTTCCACTTCAATAATCTTTCCATTGTTACTTCTGCCACGATTTATCCTCGCTTGTTCTTCTGTAGTTCGGTTGTGCATATCCCATATCTGCATTAGGACTACCCTTTTCCAAATAACCTAGTAGCACTGCGAACACCAAAGCTGGCAGCAACAATAACACCAAGACTATATTGATACCATGTTGGCATTGCTTGTAGCTGTGCAAAGCCGTTTGCAACTACTTCTTCCATACCCGGAACGAACGCAAGAATGAGAGGTATAGAAAACAAAATGGTAAGCCACTCATCTTTCCACGATGACCTACTGCCTTTAGCCATTTCCAAATCCCAGTCAAGTTCGCCTGTAGCTTTCTTTTCCATGATTGTAGCTTCTGCTTTAGCCCGTGCAACTTTTGCACCAGTTTCTGCTTTAGATTTTTCAACTTTTCCATTTAACCAAGTTCCTGCTAATTCTGTTATAGGTCCAATTAGTAAGTTTAACATTATGCGCCTCTTCTAAATCTTGCTGTTTTCTTTGCAATACCTTTAGGTTGTTTAACAAATTGTTTACCTGATGCTTTACCTTTTCTTTTTGCTCTAGTTGTAGCAGCATATTCCGCACTTGTCAAGGACTTTATTGCTTTTTCAGGTAAATACCTTTCACCTGTTTTTGCAGATGGTTTACCTGATTTAGTGCGCCACTTTTGGCTAGTCCAATTTTTTAAACTTTTTTGTGGTGCTTTCATTACTTTCTTGACTTCTCTATAGCTTTAAACGTATCACGTAAACTAGGCGGCTTTTCATTTTTAGGGTCATACTTACATTGTATTTCTTTTGGAAAATATTCATGTAGATTTAACCAAACGCTATCTACTGTATTGTTAGCACCATGATATATACACAGTCTTTCCCCATCTATAGTCTGGCATCCTTGTAGTCTACATACTACATACTCTGGGGCTGCATTAGCTGCCAAACCTTTAAGAAACAATACAAATCCAACAATAAGTCCTGCACCCACAACTGCCATTAATATCCATGCCACAATTTCAACAAACTTACGTCTACGCTGTCTTTGTTTGTATAGTGTTTCTTGGCGTTGCTTACGAATTGACCCTTCCATACGGACAAGTTCTTCCCACTTAGACCTACCCATAGTCATGCCAATCCACTGCTGCAACTCATAGCGTTGTGCTTGCGCTTTTTCTTTAGCAGCAAATGTTTCTATGGCTTCTTGCTCTACAGACTTACCAGCAAATAACTTCTTAAAGATAGGTGGGTTCTTAGCTTCTTTCTCTAGCATGTCCAAATCGGACATTGCACCCATCCAGCGTGACAAGTCAGAGGCCATTGATTCAATATCACGGCCTATTTGAAAGCCTTTCTTGATAGCACCAAACGCTGCTGATGCTGTTGCCATTGCACTAATCGGGTCCATTTATGCTGCTTTCTTTAGCGGGTTGTCTGCTTCTACTCCCATCCACTTGCTCCACTCACCGTAGTAATGTCGCATTCCCACCTCATCGTGGATGGTTCCGTTCTCATGTCTGCCATGCAAAATATTACGTGGTTCAGTTCCGGGTCTCATTGTTGTACCTTGTCCTGCCACACCTATAAGGTCTTCATGTAAGTTACGTCCAAATGGACCCCATATAGAGTTATGATGTTCAATACGTGTGTTTCGTTCTTCTGGTGTATCACTCTTCAGGCCGTATCCTCTAAACTCAATCAGTACCTTGTCAGGTCCAAGTGGCGTTACACTGTCACTGCGATAGGCACTGCCACGCAAGTTAAAGTTATAGCCGGGAAACAAATCTACCATGTACCACTGATTTGGTGGCAGGTTGGGAAAAGATAACTCGCCCCTGTCTTCAAATCCCTGATACTCTTCATAGTTAACAGTAAAGCTGCTGACATTAACATGACCATTATCAAAAGGCACGTTCTTTCTAGCAAAGTATTCATCATTAAATCCAGACACACGGTTGAAGTAGTGCATGAAGTCGTGGTAAAACTCACTGTTAGTATCGTGCCACAGCTTATAGTTCGTACCTATGATGGCTTTGTGGTAGTGAAATACTTCTAATTCTTCTGTGTCAATAGCATCAGCAATGCAATCAAACGCCCCACAAGTCCACTCCTCTACACTCATGGTAGGGTTCTTGTTTAAAGTAACCCAAATCATACCACCATGCTTTACTTCGCAGGGCAGTTCACCCCAATCACGTGCATGATAGCACAGAGATATATCATTACCTGCAGGTGACATAACACCCTTGTTTAGAAATGACCTGTAGCCATTGTCAAACTTGACAGTGATTATATTTTGCCCAGCTATCTGTGCAGTTCTGTAACTGCCTATGTGTTCTATTTCACTCTTGTGAAACGTAGGAACCCATACCTTTGAGAAAATGTTCTCTAGTTCTTCCTCAAACAAACTCTGGTCAGAGTATATTAGAGAGTTTACATATTCTACGTTGGGTTCTTTAATCCAGTTCGTATGATTACGTGGGGGCATTAATATACCTTTACATTGCCTTCTGTTATAAATTTAGGTACGCAGTATGCCGTCAGGAGATTGCCTTGTTTGTGTAGTGTCTGTGCGTACCAAACGCATTCTCGTAGGTCTTTGAAGTGCATGTCATTGCTTACTAGCTTTTTGTCATCTCCTACACCGACAAATACGAATAGGAGAAAAACATGTATCATCTAACCTCTGTAACCTCCTCCTGCTTTTTTATATGCAGACGCAAGCATCTGGGCTTTTCTCGCCGACCACTGACCGGGTGCGCCACCCTTACCGCCAGCCTTAATGCGGTTAAACTGTTGTTTTCTCATTCCGGGCTTAGTGTAGTTGCCAGCTTCATTAACTCTACTCTTGCTCTTCGGCGCACCGCCTTTCGCAAGGTTAACCTTTCTAGCTGGCTTCTTTTTCGCTTTTGCTTTTGCAATCTTCGCCATCTTCCTAATCTCGCCTCTTTGTGTTGTAAAGAAATGTTCATAGATGCTGCCCTCTATATTAGGCTGCTTTTCTACTACTCCAGTAAATAGTTCCGTAGTCGTGTAGTATTTCTTGTCCTTTGGCTATGTCTTGAAGTGCGTAGAACCTAATAAAGTTATCGTCCTCTTCATTTACATCCCACTCTGCATTAGGAGTTTCGCTGTGGTTGTATATCATAGCCAACCCTAACGGAATGCAGTACAAGTCATCTTCCCCTTCATATGGAGAATAAAACATGTAGTCGTGAAGAACACACTCATCGCCTATGTCGCTTTCGCTAGAAACCAGATAAGGACATAACTCTATAGTATCACCTACAGAATAGTCCTTATCCGCAAAAACTCCTAGACCGTGTATTTTAGATTTAGCTACGTAAGGCAATCACTTTTTCTTTTTTGCCATACCGCCACGCATCATCTTCTTCTTCTTAGTCATCTTAGGCATACCGCCGCCAGCCATTTTTTTCTTCATCATGCCGCCGCCACGCATTTTCTTTTTAGCCATCTTTGCTTTACCGTGCATTGCCATTACGTAATCTCCTTCTGTCAAGTACTAAAGCATCATATACATCATCTGGAAAGTGTTCATAGTAATTAGATTTTTCCAGATACAAAGCTGCATCGTCTAGCTTAGAAAGTTTCTGCACAAAGACCATACAATACGATAAGCTGTCATCTGTAACTCCATCGTCTACGAGGAAGTCAAGTCCAGCTTCTGTTGCGTCATAGTCTGGATGAAACACCATTAGGTGCAAATTTATACCAGCTATAGACATCAACTCATTCATGCCATCACATAGACCATCTAGGTATTCCATGTCTGGCAAATCTTCTTCAGCCCACACTACAATGTCATAGTCGTGACCATCAAACTTACGGATAGCTTCTAGTAGCCCTTCCATTCCAGTATTAATACTGAAGACTACTTTATCATCAGCCCATGCTTTTCTAGCATAGGGGCAGGGTGGTAGACCATTTAGTTTTGTGTTAGGTACTTCTAAAAAGTCTTTTGACCACGTGCGTATATCATGCTCTACGGGATGCATTTCGTTTCTTGGTCTTTTGTTTCTGCGACTCAATAAACTTTCTATATACCGCAGCAGCGGCCTTTTTACCAGCCGCTTTAGCACGTTGTTCCATAGCAATCGCCGCTTGTGTCTTATGAGCATGTGTACGACTTGCCGCCTTTATTTTACGCACAGAGGCTTGTGCATCCTTGGCCGTAGCAAACTTCAGGCCGTGTATAGTGCCTTTAGGGTCTTCGTCTGTGTACAGATCACTATGCTTCTTAGACTTTGCGGGTTGGTCTTTTTTTCTTGGCACTCTTGGATTTGCCATTAAGAACTCCTTGTAAAGTCTTAGCCTGACTAGCGTGGCTCTTAGAGGCTTTCTTTAAACCCTTAATCACCTTCTTTACTGTTTTTTGTTTTTGAACCTGCATCACTTATCCAAAATTTTTCTAACTACATCTGGTCGTTTCTTAGCCAGTGCTTTCAGGCCGGGGTTTAGTTTATCTGTTACAAGTGCGCCTTCAGACAAATACATATGCTGTTTGCCATTAGCCATACCACCTGCTGCCATCTTCATAGTACCCTTTTTACCCTTTGGTAGTTCAGCCATGCCTACAGAAATAGATATGACAGGAACCTTTTTACCTTTTCCTAAACCGCCTTTGTTCATCTGTACTGTCTCCTCTGGATTGTCTAACTTGCGTTTAGCATTTGCAACTTCTTGTTTAGTGTATTCGCTGGGCTTATCAAGAATCTCTCTAGCTTTTGTTACGGACATATTAGCCATTAGCTTTTCTTCTTCTTTTTCAAATTACCCTGTGTTCCACGTGCAGCAGCTTCAGCAGCAGCACTACCTGTGCCGCCATATTTATCCATTAGCCGTTTACGACTTGCAGTTTTTTCTGCTTTAGTTCTTCCACTAGGAAAAATATTTCCTTTAGGACCAAAGCCTGTGTTTGGACCTGCAGAAATGCTAGTGCGGTTAGACGCACGTTTACCTGCTTTTGGTATTGACTTGTCTGGTCCTTTTTCGTCTGTGACAATCACAGATGTAATTTTTTTACCTGAACCCGGTGGTTTTGGTCTTACGTATCCACCCTTAGGTGTTCTCTTTTTAGGTGTAGGGTCTGCTTCAGCAGGTTTTTTTGTTGTTGCTATCTTAACACCTGCTGCGCCACCAGCAATAACTGCAGCAGCTATAGCAGCCTTTTGTTTTTTAGTCAGTGTCTTTTTAGGTTTAGCTGGCCCAGTAACTTTTTTAGGTGTACGTGTTGTTGATGAAACTACATCAGCTTTTTTCATTGACTTAGGTTGCGAT